AGGTATGCGCGCAGGCACTTGCACAAAATTGTGGGAATTTCAACATCAAGTTTCTTTTCGAGATTCGGGTCCGAATCATTGTCTGCAATTTGACGACCAAAATTGATTGTGACCAAACGACGTAGGATAGACCCCGAGTTGTCCTTCCAGTTTGGAACCTCATTTCCACCCAGGATACCAGGCGTCTTCCACTGAAACGTCAGAGCCGTGTCAAACTTGCGCGCGATGCTCACATCCTCACCGGACACGAGCGACTGAAACTCCGCCTGTTCGAGCTGAAGATCACCCTTGACCTCTGGCGAGATGAACATGAAGCCGTTATAGATGCTCGAAAGCCCAAACTTCTTTTCGATGTTGTTCGAAAGGACGGACACATCCTCCGTCTCGTAAAACTTGCGACACACCTTGGTGATGAGCGTGGACTTGCCCGACCGCGCGATACCCTTGAGGAACGGAATCACCTGCCAGCCGTCAATCTCATTCACGTCGAAACACAGACGCCCCATGAACACATAGATCCACTTGGCAACATCCGACTCGAGTTTCTGATAATCAAGTACGCGCTGCATGTTAGGTGTTGGAATGTCCCACCAATCTTCAAGCTCGTCGTAAGGACTAAAAGGCGCGTCAAAGTACTTGCAGCTCACAATGGTCGGGTCAAGCTCACGGAAATCATGAGAATTGTAATCATAAAACTTAATTTTGTACTGTTTCTCGGTTTCATTCCAATCCTTACCGATGAGTAGCCCATTCTGAAACGACCACACGTGACGATCCTTCTTAATCTCTGGAAACTGGAAATCCTTGCAGTTTGTCAAGTGCTTGACCACATCAGAAACCAGGTTTCCACGACTTGTCAAGTTCTTCCACATGTCAGGCTCATCCTCCTTTTGCGTGACGTCATAAATGTAATCCTTGATCTCTTTGACGATTCTCCACGCTCGTGTATTGCGAATCTGGATACAGCACTGACCCTTGTAGCGGCGGTATCCCTCGTCGTACGCTCTATGAAGGAGATATAGAAGAATCTTTTGATACGGGGACATGTCATCATCATCCTTCAGACTCGTGTCAGTATTGTCAATTGCAAGGGTAGGATTGTTTATTCTGTTGTGTCTGCGCTCCCATATGCGGTACTGGTCGAACATCTCCTTGCGGTCCACGATGAGTCGCCGAACTCGAAATTCAAGAGTAAATTCGTCTCCATTCAGGTCTTTGCTCGGCGTCTTGTTTGCTCCAAGAGACTCTATGCGAGTCAGAAGGGTTCTACAACTGTTAACAAACCGATCCTTTCTAATTTTGATGTGTTCATGTTCATAATTTTCAGGATATTTGTCCTGATCCCTCTGCTGATTCTCAGGGAAGAGAACAAATGCCCACATCTTTTCAGAAGCGAGTGTATTCCCACGAATGTCAAACCCCGCATCCTTTTCTGCTTTTGAGATGCAAGTTTCAAGCTCCTCGACTGTCCATGTATTGATTTCATTTGTTTGATTTGCGATTCTAATTTCTTCTTCGTGTTCGGGTGTTACATCTTTTTGAATTGTGTGGACCTTTCGAGTGCTTGCCATTGATAAAATGACGCGAGACTTTTTTAAGGCTCAATAGGCTCTTATTAAACTTGAACCGAAATTGTCGAGAGACTGGTTTTTAGGCGGGAGCGGGAATTCCAACTGGCGTCACGGGAACCATCTTGCTCAATGAAGCCGCAATCTTGACCAAAATCTTGTTCTGCATCTCGAGCTGGAGAGCAATCTTCTCGGTCGCATCCTTGGTTCCCGACAGAATGGTCGCAATTGTATCGCCTTCCTCAGTGGCGAGCAGACTCGCGAGCGCCTCGAACATATCGGGTCCATCCTCGAACTCCTCCTCGTCGAACTCATCCTCCTCCTCCTCCTCTGGGGGTGGTGGCATTGGGGTCTTTGGGGGCAGTGAGCGACGCTGAGACATTTGTACTAATGATGTAGAAAATAGGTCTCAATTAAAATCGCGAGTAATACTAAAATGCCTGGTGGAGCACTGCTTCAACTCGTCGCTTACGGTGCTCAGGATGTGTATCTGACTGGCAAGCCAACAGTCACTTTTTTTCAGTCGGTGTACAAGCGCCATACCAACTTTGCAATTGAGGCAATTCCCCAGACTCTTTCTGGGCAGCCCAACCCCGGCGGTCTCGTCTCCGTGACGCTTGCTCGCACGGGCGACCTGATTGGTGACATGTGGGTCGTTCTCCAGCCTACCCCCACATCTTCAGGTCAGCTGACATCCAACAATTCCGTCGCTGACATGTGCTGGGTTGCCGAGCGTGCTTTCAACTCTATCGAACTCTTTATCGGTGGTCAGTCGATTGACAAGCACTACCAGCTATGGTTCCGCCTGTACGCAGAGTGCTTCCTGGATGATTCAAAGAAGTGCAATTACGGAAAGCTCACTTCCCTGCCCGTCCCCAACAACGTGAACCAGACTTCGACCGGTTATGTCTACCTGCCTTTGATGTTCTTCTTCAACCGCAACCCCGGTCTGTACCTGCCACTGATTGCACTGCAGTACCACGAGGTGCGCATCGATTTCACAATTAGCGCCAACTATGCCAATTACTTCGGCACTAACCCACCAACTGTATGGGCAAACTACATGTACCTGGAGAAGGAGGAGCGTGACAAGTTTGCCACCAAGAACCAGGAGTACCTCATCGAGCAGGTCCAGTACGTGAACGGCGACCCAGTCGGAAGTTCCAGCGAGAACACGCCAAGCGTCATCCGCATGCAGTACAACCACCCAGTAAAGGAGCTCATTTGGGTTTACCAGAACTCGGCACCCAACTCAAACCCCAACGCCATGTGGAACTTTTCGTCTAACGTGGCAAACGTGAATGTGACCATTAATACTAACAATTTGGCTCAGTCTGGTGCTCTTACACAGCCCCACAATACCGGGTCTCCAATGCTGTATATCCCATCCGTTCTTTCGGCTCCACTTTATTCGACCGCAGCTGGTTCCGTTGCCCAGAACGGAACTATTTTTGCTCAGTCCAACGTGCTCACAGGCAACGTTCTCTGGGTCGAGGCAGGTCTGCCACAGTACGGCACTGCCAACGTAACGTACGGGCAGGAGGTGGGTCCTCTGCACAAGTTCAAGTTGATTCTGAACGGCACCGATCGTGCTGCCGAGCAGTTTGGCAAATGGTACAATCAGTACCAGTCTTACCAGTACCACACCGGTCACCCCTATCCAGGTATCTACGTATACTCATTTGCCCTCAAGCCTGAGGAGCTTCAGCCAAGTGGCGCTTGCAATTTCAGCCGCATAGACATGGCGCAAGTGGCGGTCAGCCTCAAGACGGGAATGCCCAACGGTCTGGTTCAGCAAATGTTTGCCGTCAATTACAACATCCTGAGAATTGCATCTGGAATGGGTGGTCTCGCTTTTGCAAATTAAATTGGTCTAAATTTTTTTCTTGTAATATAGTACAAAATGGCCGGTGGACTTATGCAGCTCGTTGCTTACGGTGCTCAGGATGTGTATCTGACTGGTCAGCCCGTGGTGACCTTTTTCCAGGCTGTGTACAAGCGCCACACCAACTTTGCTATGGAGAACATCCAGCAGACGGTGAACGGTACCCCCTCCAACTCCGGTCGTGTGTCCGTGACCATTGCCCGCAACGGCGATCTGGTCGGCAACATGTACGTTCGCCTGCAGCCCACGCAGCTGAACACCTCTAACCTGACCTCCACCAACACCAACATTGACATGTGCTGGGTGGCTGAGCGTGCCATCGCAGCCGTTGAGTTGACCATCGGTGGTCAGCGCATCGACAAGCACTACCAGACCTGGTTCCGCCTGTACGCCGAGACCTTCCTGGGCGAGAGCGACAAGATCAACTATGGCAAGATGGCATCCAGCCCCGTCCCTACCGCTGATGCCACCAACGTGAACAGCGTGTACCTGCCCCTGCTGTTCTTCTTCAACCGCAACCCCGGTCTGTACCTGCCTCTGATTGCCCTGCAGTACCACGAGGTCCGCCTCGACTTCGACCTGACCTCCTACTTCACCAACTACTTCGGCGCCTCCGCCCAGGTGTTCGAGGTGTGGGCCAACTACGTGTACCTGGACACTGAGGAGCGTCGCCGCTTCGCCCAGAAGGGTCACGAGTACCTGATCGAGCAGGTGCAGCACACCGGTGGTGACTC